TGCATGACCTTGTAATGAAGGTCTTTCTTCATTTTTTCGCTATCATCAACCTTCGGCTCAACCGGCTGATCGTTTTCGTCAGCTTCCTTGATGGTCCCGGTCGGCTTATTGGCACTCTGACTCTTACTCTTCACGAAATTCCTCCGTGCTTGAGGAGGTCGTTTTTTGCTCTTTCGATAAACTCCTGAGTACGCTGCTTCTTCTGTTTCTTGCTCTGTTGCCTGTTTCGATTCCGCAAGCGATTGCGTTGTTGCCGGGTCTGCAACCAAATCGACATGGCGTACCTCAGTGATCTTATTCACTTCAAAGATACCACGCTTATCGACAACGCCCTCGCCTTGAGCGTTATGAGACATTCCAAAGACATCGGGCATCCGCTCGGCAGCTTCGCAAACCTGTTCTGCGATTGGATGACTCTTCAGGTAGACCAAGTCGCCAAAAAGTCCCTCGCCTTCAACGAAGCGGACATTGACGAACTTTCCAAAGCGATCATAGCTGGAACGCTGCTGAGTCGGTCCTTTTTCAGGATGATCGACATTGACCTTAATCCCCTCATACAGGGGAATGGCAGCTTTCAATGCGCCAGAAGTGTATCGCCGTCCATTCTGCGAATTGAAACCGATGATCTTGACATTACGAATAACGCCAGCTTCCCTATCCACCATCAACTGGGTTTTGCCCACTTGTTGTGGCTGGAAAGTGGTGATACTGAGGTCTTCGGTTAAAATTTCTAGTGTCGGCATGATAGACATCTTGATAGCAATATATTTTCCTGTCAAGTGCCAATGTATAAATTTTTCAATTTTTTATACTTTAGCAATAACAGTCTTTGCCCTCTTGATTCTATTGATCCTTTCAGTAGGCGTTTCATTTGCCAATTCGTCGGAATCCAATAACATTCCAGAGGATGGATCGAGCAGATGATGCCATTGGAGCGGTTCGCCCTTCTTTAGACGGGATTTCGCTATATCCCATCTCCTTACGCCTACCGCCAGAATCTGCCTGTCCCTAGATGCGGTAGAGAACCAATCATTGAATACTTGGGCGTTTGGAATAATCCTTCCTTTAAAATCATAGAATTTGTTAGAAAATGAAGTTAAAATAGGAGTTAGCCAACATCGGCAGTTGAATGCTGTAGACCCGTCCGCTTCTAGTGGCGGATTCGGCATCTCATCCATTCCAAGCTGACCATATCGTGGATTTTTGAAGTAAATGTTGCCGTTACGCTCCCGATGTGCTGGCCTGATCCTCTCGTCCAGAATGCCGTGAACCTGAAATCCAACTAGATCACGGGGCAGCGCACCATAATTTTCCAAGCGGACTTGGCCCATCATGGCAGCAGCATTCGTTCTAGTTACTGTGTAGGCGGTACTCCGCAGCATCCTGAAGTAATTTGCGACCAAGGATGCCCTAATTGCTGGATCACGCTGAATTGCCACTACCTGTGCATACGCTTGAGGGGTCATTCTTGTTTTCTGCATAGCCTTTAATATTCTTGCGGGAATGTTCTGATTCCTTACAATTCTGTCAATAATTTCTTTAGGAATCTGCCCGAAAACCTGACGCACTATAGACTTGCGTGATTCCTCAATGTCCTTTCCAAGGATGGCATTCCTTAGAATTTTTATTACATTTCTGGAATGTTTCTGTAAGAAGAATGGTGCTTTATTCCTTACTATTTCGTCAATTTCTTTGTAGATAATTGTCAGCTGATACTGGATTTTGTCTAGCGTTGAAAGATTATCGGATTTCGACGCATCCCGCATTCGCCTCTCAATGGACGCTCCAACGAGACGAGCTAGTCGGACTGAGTCGTAAATTGACTCAATCTGCTCCACTCCAAGACGGGCAGCTAGGATTTCGTTGAGTCTGTCCATTCCGCTACCCTGACTGGTGGATCGACCTTGTCACGATTCTGATGACTTCTGCTTGGATAAGCGAAGTAGCTTTGAAGGATTATCTCAATATTCATCGGGTCTGGCTCTGCTGCCATGATCTGGCAATAATGCCCAAATGTGCAGATGCGTACCAGAAGTCCAGTATTGGCTGATGGAATGATGAATGTAGGGATAAACTTATCGTTTAGACCCCTGCTCCTGACCGCTGCAAATAGTGTTTGCGCTGACTTCCTGTAAACAACCGATCCATCCACCGGCGAAGGGTATTCGTCCAGATTTATGGCTGGCTCCATTACCTTCTTTTTCTCTGAATCAAAATGATTCTTGAAGTGCGCTAATGGCTCCTGTTTTTCCTTACTGTGGAATGTGACGATCTGAGCGTTATCGCCATTTGATACTGTGTAAAGCCCTTTAACGCTGCCAGATTGAAGCAGCTTACACACCAAGGATGGATCGTTGTTGGTGAATGTCCAACCTTCATCTATTTGAATGAACTGTGAAAGATGGTCATACGCTAAATAATCGTTCTCTGTTGCCCTTGGAGCGTTGGCGAATAGCTTGTAGTATTTCTTGTTTTCTTTCTTTGTATTCTTGTTGATTGTGTCAATGAATATTTGATCTTTGTAGCTTCCGCAGTAAATGTAGCTTCCAGCCCTTAAACGCCATACATCTCCCGGCTTGACTCCGAATAATCCTTCTCCGCTCTTTAGCTTTTCCCTGCGCTCTTTTTCGGCCCTTTCAGCCTCTTCACGCTTCTTATCCTCGTCTTCGAATATTTCGGATGATTCGTTTATTTCGTTTGATTCTGCGAATATATTGGTTTCATCGGAGAATGTTGAAAGCAGATCATTCAGAATCTTCTCGTCGATCTTCGCCATTGATCCTATGGCATCGTAAGAGGCTAGGATTTTGTTTCCTTCCTCTTCATTTACATCAAGAATTAGCACTGGGACTTCGGAATCGCCACACTCCGCTGCCCTCATATGACCATCCAGAAGGACAAGCTGCCCATCCTGTTCACGGCATAGCAATGCCCCAGCGAATCCGATCTCTTGGAGCGTCTTTCGTAGTGCTTTTTTCTGTGGCTCTGGATGCACTCTATGATTCAATGGATTGGCCAGAAGTTCGCTGGCCTTGATCCTCTTGAATTCCTTTATCCTATCTTTGAACTGAATCATTTTTCCTCTTCTTTGAAAGCATCGGCGCACTTAGAGCAAGTAGATAAATGATTCTTTAGTTTAATTTCTACACGCTCTTTTTCCAGCTTCGCTTCCAGATTGTCTGGTTGATGCGAAACTAATTCCATTAACGATCCAAGACGAATGATGTTCCAAGCTGTATCTTGGCATACATCCAATGGATCGACATCTTTATTTACTTCAATCATTTCTTTTTATCCGCTGCGTCCATCTGGTTAGCGACCTTGTTGGCCCATGACTTTCCAGAGTCACCGCCCCACAGTAGCCATGCAATATATCCGGCTGAATCCTTGCCCCATCCCTCGCCCTTCTTATCGACTTCGTGACGGGCAAAGTAGCTGACCATCCGCTTAATTGTGGAAGGCGACAGTTCTGCGCCATTCATCAGATCACGGGCACGGGCCACTCCAACCCCAGTACCTCCACGCCCATGCTTCTTCCTCAATTCTAGTCCACGCTTTGCAGCCTTTCTGACGGATTGAGGCGGGGTGAAGGTGATATGGGAATACTTTCCGTCCTTGGATTCCGCAACTGGCTGGACTTCTGGAACCGCATCAAATTCTGGTGGAGCTTCCGGCTCGGCTTGATCGGATGACCGTCCAGTGGAATGAGGAGGCAACTTTTGGGAGCCAGCAAGCGATTCTGGGAAGATGGCGTTAATGTCCTCTTCTGCCATCAGCGGGAATGCAGCCTTGGCGATAGAACGGCCAACTTCGACTGGAATTTGCCCGGTGGCCACTCGCATCACGATTCCAACCAGATTCTCGATCTGGAGCCCATTGAGAGCGGAATCGGACACTTGCGCCTCTCCTTCTCCACCAAGCGACTCATTAGCCATCTTCTCGGCTTGCTGCTCAATATTGCGCTGCTCTGCATCAAAGTTCAGGCCGATTTCCTGAGTAATGGTCTGGGCCGATTTGATGCCCATGCTCATGTAAGTCTGGTTGGCTTGCGAATCTGCAATCTTATCCCGTGCTTCCACTGCTGGAGGAGTCACTAGGACATCAATTACATCCAGAATGTTGATAGGCAGATTGCCCATCTCCGCTGCCGTCCTGATTGCTTCACGGGCAATCCGTGTAAAATGCTTCTTATAGAATGTCTGCAATCTGACGCAGTTACGGAGGAACGGCGATTCTGCCGTTAAGGATGATGCGTAGTTCGCCCCAGCGATATTCGCTGAAGATAGCCATTCGGGGGCGTTATGCCTATTTCCAGCTGAACGGAGTAGACTTTGAAATATCTCAAGATGATCTTTTGCGCCACTTGCACCCGGAGGAGCTACATAATTCATTCCCTTCGGGATGTCTAGAAAAGTTCCGGGCTCAATTTTCTGGTAGTCCGTTTGCCGTCCGTTGGGAGATGACGAAACAGAGTAGTCAACCATCTCATCAACAAACGATTCAACTTGTGCAGCCGATGCCGTATCATGCTGGCGAACAGCAGCGATGGCGGACTGCACAGATGCGCCTTCCCCAAGGTTTTTCCGCAGCTTGGACGCAATGCTGAATGTGTCGAGAGTCTCGTAACTGAAGTCGCTCAGTCCACGCTTGATTGCCTTTGGCACATTACATTTGACATGGACAATGCGATCAGCATTAACCGTCTCACCCATCGAGGCATTCGCATTGGCATCATCTTGCTCTTCCCCTCTTGGAGCGTTGTAATCCACATAGTATGAGCGGATATTGAATACATCATCTGGATCAGTCTCGATTCCGTAGGACCAATGGGAGAAGTCTTCTCCCGGCGGTTGCATGATCTGCTCTGGCTCAATCGTGCGGACCAATAACCGTCCAGAAGGCTGGGGGAACAAGCGGAGGAAGCATTCGCCATCGGTGCGGGAACGCTTGAATATTTCCTCCTCCATCATCGACCAATCATTCTCGTTGAGGAAGCGGTCGAGGATATCTTGGCAGCGACGAACGGTTGATTCGTCGATATCTATGGTTCCCTTCGGAGCAATTCTGTAATTGAATCCGCCCCCAATGACATAGCTGCATAGTCCGTTAAGGAGTCCAATTGCATTTGGATTTGTGGTGGTAACCAGTCGAGCTTGAGCCCTAATGAGACTAAGCTGTTGTTCTGAGTACCAAAATGGGTAATTGGAACCGTAGCGACGATCATTTGGATTTGTGATAGGGTAAGAAAAAACGCCACCATCACGGAAACGATCCAGAAGATCGACATAGTTGCCCAGCCAGAAATCGTTAGTAAGGACATTTTCACGGATATTCCTCTTGACTACCTTGGGAGCGGATTCCCTTGGTGGAAGGAGAAAGTTGATGATTTTCTGCCAAGTAGTCATGCTATTCCCCTTCGCCTTCTAGCTTTCTGTGTTTCGTTCTGGCATATTCGGCAACATATCTTTGCCGTTCCATCTTTTTGTGGCCTAATTCTCATATTTTCCCTGTTCCATTTATGCCCATTGGCGCAAGTATTATTTCTGTGGGCTTCCATTGTCTTGCTTTTTCCACGCCTTGAATTTTCACCAACTGTTACAACTTCCATATGCGCTGGGTTTACACAGGATTTGTTTCTGCAAGTGTGGTCAATAACTTTTTCTTCTGATATTTTTCCAATAATCATTTCATAAAAAAATCTATGAGCCCTTTTATTTTTGTAATTTATTGTTAATTGGCCATATCCACTAACACCCTTACTTCCAACCCAATTCCAACAACCTTCAGCAGATGTCGCTTTGACATTTGCCCAAATCCTCTTCATTCTTGTATCTTCAGAAATCATGCTATTATTCTCTTTGCGCTGCTTGATCTTTTACCGTTCCACATAGAAATCATAACTCTCAACGCCATTTCAAGCGAATCTGGCCCGTCATCATGCTTCCCTAGTGGGAATTCTCGGAGTTGCGCCACCAGAAGTCTTGTGCCTTCATTACGCTTGAATTTAATCAGCTTATTGGCAAGGTATGGGCCAAGTCTCCTGATACGCACATCCTTTGATATATTATTATAAATTTGCATGATTGGAATAGCATTTCCTTGCTTTTTTGATTCTTCAAGGATTTGCGTAGCCAGTAGGTGCTGGAACTGGTTCGTTTCAATTCCCAGTCCATCAGGATCGAATTGGGCAGCTTCCGCCACAGTTAGTGCCACTAGATTCTCTGAATCCATACGGCGCATGGTTGCGTCACAGTAAAGAGTTCCGTC